CTAATTCCATCGTTGTTATCCATTAATTTAGCTATATCATTCATAGCTTGCTTATTATTGGATATAGATTCTAATATCTTAGCAACGGCTTTTTTATATTTTTCGTTACCATTTATATAGTTTCCTACCTTTTTAGCCAATTCATAAATAAAGTAGATAACTACTTTACCTAATATAGCTAAGGTTATAGTTGCGAGTATTCCTTCAACTACACCTTCATTAACTATTTTTTTTTTTGAGCCATTTTATTAAATGCCTCCTTTAATCCTATTTTATCAGATATATCTGATATTTCATCATAATCCGTATCCCTTAATGCTCTTTCAATTTCTCTTCTACTTGCATTTGTAGATGCGGTTGCTGCGGCTGATATTTTCTTTTTACCAAATGAACCAGCTTTATCATACAACTTCATAATTGCTTTAAAATGCCAATCATTAGTTCCCACTTCATCTTTAGCTCTTAATGCTGCCAAATCAGAACCTTCGATTTCACCATCACCATCTACATCGATTTTCTTTTGTCCTGCAGTTAGGTCAGCTTCATTGTATCCTCTTAATCTACCTTCCGATTTTGCTTTGTATGCCGTATCTACCGCATTAAAGAATTTCTTTTTTTCATCATCAGACATAGAAGTAATACTCTTACCACTCTTATCTAACATATGTTTAAATAATTGTTGGTAATCGTTTTCTTCCTTTACTACCTGCTTAACGAATTCTTTTAGTTGAGATATTTTCATTATTCTGAAATTTGTCTTATTTTTTGGTCTAATTTTAATAATCGTTCCTTTATACTATAAATATGACCATTTGTTCTTTTCCAATAACTTTTATTATCTACTCCACTTTCATTCTTAATTTTTCCGTACCAATTAAGAAAAGTTTCCATCTCTGCTAATTGCTTATTGATATTAGAGATGCCTTTTCCTATTTTAGATTGCGCAGAAGATTCATCTTTTTTTAATTCTAACCAACGATTTTCTTTAACCACACTATACCCGGTCAAATCAGCTTGTCTTTTTCCTTTTGTTTTTTCATTTTCAGGCTTACTAAATGCAAATGGAGTATTATACGGCCCAGCTGCATCAGAACCACTCATCTCATCAACTTTTAATTCAGCATCTTTGTACATACCACTAACCTTTGAATCCAATTCTGCCGAAAGTTTCTTCTTTTGTGCAGTTAGTGCTTTAAGTTTTTGTACATATTGCTTTTCTTGCGGAGTTCCCTTAGATTGTTTATATCCTTCTAAGTTTTGTTGAATAGCATCTAAGGTTTTAGCATAATCGGTTTGAATAGCTCTTACTGAACGTAATTCAGCTAACACCATTTCTTTTATTTTATCGGGCAATCCTTTATGAGAAGTTGATGCAAAATCCTTAGCGGCTTTATCATCCATATCCTTTGATACTTTGGCAACTTCCGGTGATGCAGGAGTTTCTCCTTTATCAGCGGCGTGAACCATACCCATAAATCTTTGTTGTGCTTTTGATTGTGCTGGCATTTGAATAAATTTAAGCTAATACATAAACAGAACCACCATTGGTTACTGCTATACTTTTAACGTAACAAGGAAAAGGTTCTCCTGCTGTCAAATGTGCTAATGAAATGGTCGTATCACCTTCCAACGTAATCGTTCCGGTTACACCACTAACAGGCAATACTCCCCAAGCTCTATCTATTAAATCGGCAGAACCGGATGTTACCAATTTTGCGCTAAATGCTCTATAATTTACCATTTTTTATTTATTTAAACTATCTTTTAATTCTTTTAATAATTCGTAACTCATCATCAATGCCGATAAATGCGATTCTCTTAATTTTTTAACTGATTTAATTTTCTTAATATTAGAAATCGTTTCAGCTAATTTGATTTTTGTAACTTTATCGGAAATCTTAGAACCTACTTCTTTTAAACCTTCTGATAATGTGTTAACCTCTTCGTTAACATATTCTTTTAATTTACCAGTATTATTAATGTTATTAATATATTCTTTTAATAAATTCTTCTGTCCAGCGGATAAGTTGTTATATTTTTTATTAAAATTTTCTACTAACATTTTATATGATAGCATTCTAACTTCCTCATCTTGCTTTTTGTATTCTTCAAATACTCTATCATTTACCTTCTTATCTTTATTTTCAATTGAAGAGTTAATCATATTCTCAACAATTGTAAATTTAGAATTAACAATATCTTTTGGTTCGAATGATTCCGTTGTAATGGTTGCTTCAAATATTTTATAAATAGAAGCTAAGTTTTTATAATTTGAAATAGAAGATTTCGTAAACTCATCTATATCATAAGCTTCTTTGATTTCCTTTATTAAATTATATTTTTCTTTTGTAAGTTTTTGTTCATCCAAACGTTTACGAGCCTCACATACAGTTTCAACGAATTTTTCTGCTTTGTTTTCTGAATTGTATTTCTCATTAATCAAATACTGATATAGCTTCAACTCCTTTGAAAGTTCTTTTTTACCTGAAAAATATTCTTTCAATATCTTTTCAGCTTTTGAATTTTGTTTTCCAGACATAATCTCTGATGTAATCTGTCTAACCAATAATTCAAAAATGAATCCTGTGTTTTTAAATTTCGAGTGCTTAATATTTTTCATTAATTGTGTAATTTCTCTGATATAAATATACGTTTATTGTGGATTATTACTTTTTATCCAAATCTTCCATCAAAATAGTCTTTTTGTTACCTAACATATCTTTGAATATTTCTTTAGATTCTCTTTGAGTTTTTTGCTTTAAAGTTTTAATTCCTAACGGGTCTCTTCCTAAATGATGGTCATCTTTACCATATCTAACAACATCCTTTGGTCTACCAACTTTACCTTCTTCTTCTAATTCTTCTTTTATTTTTTTAATTTCCTCTTCTACATCGGTTGGTTCTCCTGCGCCAGTTTCTTTTGCCGGGTCAACACCTTGTGTTTCTATTGATGTTAATCGGAATGTTTGTTTAGTATCATCAATAACATCAACCGTTAGTTCATCTTGCTCTTCAGGTGTCATATCCATAATAGCATCATACATCCATTTTTTAGAGAACATTTTAGTTTGTTGCATTTGTTGAATTAATGCAATCTTAGATGTATATAATTCTACTTTCTCTTGCTCATAAATTTTAGATGGGATTGTTAATTCTAATTGGAAATCCAATTCATCTTCACTATCTAATCCCTGAGCGTATAAATGAACAATTGCTATTTTAGTTAATTCCGATACTAATACCTTTTGAATTCTTTCTACTGTTTTTGCAAAACGAATATCTTGTGCAGCCAATGTAGCTTTACCACTAATATCTTCTTCGTATCCTAAAAATGCTTTTGGAATTTTCAATGCAGCCATCATCTTACCTTTTAAGTAATTGATATCATCAATCATATTATATTCCAATCCCTTCAATGTATCAATCGAAGTACCATTATCACTACCACGAACTGGCATATAATAATCTTCAATTAAGTTTTGAATATTATATTTTAAATTATATTCACCTGTATTTTGGTCTAAGAAAGGAACTTTTTTAGACGAATTGATAATTTTTTGCATATAGTTATCAACTTCAGTAGGTGGTATATTACCAACATCTACTTTAAATATTCTCTTTTCGGGAGCTCTCATAATACGATGGATTAACATCGCATCTTCCATTAACATTAATTGTTTCCAAACTCTTCTTGCACCTTCAACCATAGATTTACCATATGGTAAGAAGTTAGAATCGGAATATAAACGGAAGTGAGCTATTTCATAGTTTTCAAATTCTCTTTTAGAAGAAGCAGTTGTTAATGCACTATTTGGATTCTGATACGGTGCATATACAAATTTAACTCTTTGTGGATTTTGTGCATCAAACCCCTCTATTCGAGATGTTTCATATACTGATAATGGTTGTACACCAACAATACCCAATTCTTCAGCAATTTCTAAATGTAAAAAGAAATCACCATATTTTACTAAGTTTCTCGACCAAGGCCATAAATTGAATTCAATATTTAAAATATCATAAAAAAGATTTCTAAGAATCTCTTTTGTATTTTCATTTCCACAATTTATTTTAAGTACATCTCCTAATTCATTTTTTACAGTCGATTCATCTGCATAGATATCCAATGCTGATGATAAAATTGGGTCGTTATCCATCCCATCGTAATCTCTAAACAAATCAATTCTAACTTGTTGATAAGCCATTGCGGATTCTATCAAACCACCACTATATTGTGGAGTTTTCATACGCATGTATCTATCTATAAGATTTGTTGTTAATCCTTGGTATTCATCGGTATCGATTACTTTGATACCCTGTTTTGTTTTACGGACTATTGTATTGGTTGAAAAGAGTTTTTGTAACCTACCGAAAAAAGATTTATCTGCTGCCATTTATTATTTTATAGTTTAATTCAAAGATATGGAAATTATTTGATATTAACAAATTAATTACCATTTTCTACAAGACCAATAATTTGCTTTGTGTCTTGGGCCTGGGTTATCGCAGTTCATTCTTGCTCTAAATGATTTTCTAGCAGCAGGATTTGATTTTCTAATTTTCATTCCTTTTTGACCGAAGTTAACTTTAACAACATTGCCAGCTGGGTTTTTTACATATACTTTAAACTTCTTAATATCACCCTGCATTGGCTTACCCAATTGAACTTCCCTACCTTGATATTCTGCTTCGTAAACACAATTACAATTTGCTTCTGATAGTTGTTTATTATAATTTCTTATGAATGAAATAAAATCTTCCATATCCTCATCCTCTACATCATATTCTTCAGGCTCAACTAAACCATAGTTTACATCATCATCACTATCTATATCCTCTCTTATATCTCTGCCAGGTATTAAATTTATTAGTTTCATAGTTTCATCATTTTCTTTTACAGGTACACAATTTGGCACCATCTTACCATTTTTCATTTTACCACCGATTTCTCTATATCCATCCCAACACTCATGTAATGCGTTTAATTCTCCTAAACTTTCATTACAAGTTTTCCAACCGCCACCTTTTCCTTTATAATTTTTTGCGGCCCAACCATTTGCGTATGCAGATGGATACACATCAAACTTTGATTTAGCTGCGGCTTTAGATGCAGACCATTTTCCAGGGTCTGTTGGACAATTCTTTTCTAAAAAAAGATTTAATTTTTCTTCTATATTCATAGTTTCATTTTTTTTCTTTCCTGCACAATGTGCTTTTTGAGAGAAACCTTTTGGATTATTACAATCTATACTACCTTTATATTTATCACTCCACTCTTCGTTTTTTGTTTTAGTAGAAACATATATTGGCGTTTTACCCTGTCCCTTACTATCTTTACCACCTCTTCCCGCATCATTTTGTGCAGCTCTCTTTCTACGAGTTGCACTTTCTTTTTCTTTTTTACTCATTCCAGCTGCTTTTGCCGCAGGAACACATTTTGCATAACCCTTCTTTTCTCCCGAAGTTCCACACGGTGGGTGCTTACCATCGACTTTCTTGCCAATGTTTACCCACTTTTCTTTAAACCATTTATTTAAATCTTCGTTCATTTATAATAGTTTCAACATATAAATATATAAAAATTATCGAAGTAACCAAGTTAAGTTTTCAGTTTCTCCTTTACCTATATTCATTTCATATGGATTACGTTGATTTTGCCAATTTGAAGCATAAACTCCTGTATCATTTTGTATGGTAGTCGAATTCAACATACTTTTTGTTAAATCGATACCTTCCTGTCTCAACCTTAATGCGGTATTACGAACCCATAGTCCAATACCCAATGCCATAGTTAAGTCATCATTATATCCTTTCATTGCTTCAGCTCTACCACCATTCCATATAAATGTAAATAACTCATCTATTAATCTATTAGAACGAATTAAAATATCTTTATCTTTCATATAGTTATCCAATGCTGAAATGATAAGAGGGCGAGTTTTTGATGTTGTAGAGAATCCGGCAACCATACTTCTTTCTTCTCTATAATGCTTATTACTCATTTGTCGTTCCGTATCTACATATTGTAAATCGTTACTCATATAAAATAAGTTGGGATATCCTCTATTGATTACTTGCTGAATAGCAGCCCAACCAACGTTAGCATTCTCAATTACCAATAATGCGTTATTATATTCGGTTGCTAATGCTGTTAGAAAATTACCAAAATCTTTTGTATCTATCTTTCCTCTATATTCTCCAACTTGCGATGAATCCTCTATATCAATTATTTGACACGTAGAGTAATCCGAGCCATCTCCTCTCGCCACGTCGGCAGATATCATATATTGTCTATTGTAATTTGGATGTTCCCATATCCATAGATTTCCATCGAAACCTCTTTTTTCAACGGGCTCCATTACATACGTTTCCTTATACCAAGTTAATAATGCCGGGTCGATTACGGTATCACCCGAACCAATAAAGTCACAATCACATTCTTGCGATGCTCCCTTTGCTCCTAAGATACGAGTTTGTTCATCTCTCCACGCTTGGTTTCTTTCAGGGTGTACAGTCCAATGTAGATTGATACAATTGAATCCGTTTTGACCAGATTCACCTGCTACCCAAGTTTTATGGAAGAAGTTACCCACACCATTTGGTGTAGAAAGAATAATAGCAGAACCACCCGTTGATAGGGTAGATTGTGCTGATAACCAAATTTCATCGATATCCCTAATAAATGCGGCCTCATCCACTACCAATAGTGATAAGGCTTCCGAACGTCCTGCATCTGGAGAAGATGCAATTGCTTTTACTTGCGAACCATTCTTTAATTTAAGTGATAATTTGTTATCTTCAGCGGCTGCCGTTGAACCATCTCTTAACCAAATAGGAAGTAAATCGTGCATAACCCTAACCTTCTCTACTAAGTTCTTTGCAACAGTTACTTTAGTTGCAATAACCAACGCATTGAAGTCTTGGTTGAATATCATCTTCCAAAGTATAAAGCCCGCCGATAAGGTTGATAAACCTAACTGACGGGATTTAAGAATGATGTTAAATCTATTATCTTTGAAATCATCTAAACAATTCTCCTGAAATGGATATAGATGAAATGGTATTTTACCACGAGTAGGGTGCTGAATGACACAATACTTTTTCATAAAGTATATTGGGTCTAACGCACACTTCTTATATTCATCAGCGATGATTTCCTTCAGTGTCTTTTTAGGTTGCCCTTGTACACTCATTATTTTTTAACTTTTATTTTCCAATAAGTACCAAATCCTACATATGGAGAAAATCCGCCGGTTGTACCATCGGTAATTCTATTATTAACGCCTAATGTCAATTGATATATTTTATCTTTTTTAGTTTTTAAGATTAACCCTGCACCAATTGAAGAAACTACATCTTCCTTATTAAATCCACCATTTAAACCATAGTATACTTGATTTCTTGCTGGCTCTTTAACAATAGTAGTTTCTTTGATAGTTCTTTGTTTAACACTTGCGTTGAAAGTTCTACCTAAGATTTTGTTTTGTGAGATTGTATCAGTTACAGCTACTGTTCCTAATGAATCAGGCAATACCAATACATCCTTATATAATACTTTTGAATAATAATCTTTTAAGATTGCGTTCGTATCTACATTTACAGGTACAATTACTTCTTTCTCAACGATTGTTTCGTGATAGATATCTTCGCCTTTCTTAGTTACTACTTTTGTTTTAATTACATCAACAGTATCAATTTCGTGTTTAATAACTTCGTATTTCTTACCATCGATTCGGATAGTTCTTCCGCCTGGCATAACTCCACCTGGGTTAAACCATTGTAACAATACATAAATAATCAATGCTGCGATAGCAATGTTTTTAAAATTCAATAAATTTTTCATAATTTTTAATTTTTTATAAGTTCTGAATGATTGAGTTCTCGTAACTTATCTTCTAATGCCGCTTTTCGTTCCAACATAGCTTCAATTGCTTCGGTTGCGCCATCAATATCGTTTTGTAAATCTTCTTTTACTTTTTCAACATCAATATCATAATGCCATTTTTGAATAGTACCATCTTCATTAACAAATTCCATTGTTTGCGATACTCCTCTCAATCCTTCTTCAAATTGAGCTTTCAAATCGATAACATATGATAGTTGATTATTAGTTATTTTATAATCTTCATAAAAAGGATATGTTCCATCATCTTTTAATTGTTGTTCTAACTTTCTTAGACAGGTTACACACATTCCCGTTTTACGAATTACTTTCTTATCAGCATTGCTATATTGTATAGTATCGCATTTTTCTGATTGACAATTATTTAATTTATTTAAATATTGCCTAACTTCATCCATTTGGGAAACTGATATTTTGTAACCATCTTTTTGTTCCCATTCTTTACCTTCACCATCTACCCATCTTTCGCCAACTTCTCTTTTTTGTTCGGCTTCTTTTTCGTAGCCAAACACATTCTGATTATTATCGGTTCTACCAAATACCGTATCTATAATTTTTTTACGGGTCGGATGAATATAATTATTTTTTTCTTCAAAGCTTTTTCTCTTTGCCATATTTTATTTTATTTATAACCTTTATATATACATATATATATATAATTATCTTCCAAACTTAAAAATTCCTAAAATTTGATTTAATGGAGCAAATGTTCCCGTTAATTTATAAGTATTTCCTTTGTAAAAGAATACCAATCCTTCGTTTGGAACTAATTTTTCAAATCCGCCAATAGCATTTAGTCGTTGTAGTTCCTTTTCTAATCTTTTGATTTGAGCTTCACTACCACCATTTCTAATATCTGATATAGATGATTCTAATGATGCCTTAATTGATTGTAATGCTTTATCAGGTTGAGCGGTTAATACCGAACTCATAAATGATAATACCTCTGCTCCAACTCCCAAAAAGATATCTTCAAATTTACGAATATTGCCTTTCATTATTTTATCTTTAGCATCCTTATCTACACCATCTGCCCATTTCTTAGCATCTGCATCGGTTATAGATTTGATACCAAATGATTTATTATCAAATGCCCATCTTCTTGCTAAACCTTCTTTTTCTAATTTTGTTAAATTCTTTTTAGAATTATCAACAAATTTTAACCACCAAGCATAATGATATTCAGCTACACCATCTTTATCGGATAAACTAAATTCAGATTGTAGCTTAGATAGCATACCATTAAATTTTCCTTTTTGAGAACTTAATTTCTCATCTTTTGGAAGTTTTGTAATTGGAGGTCCTTGTAATGTATATTGAGATTGTACATGTGCATTTATTTGTTTAATCATAGATGCTAATTTACTCTCCGCACCCTTTACACTTCCAACTGCATTTCCTTTTTCATCATACTCAACTACATTATGAAATACCAATAGAGATTGTCCATAAGGAATTACATTTGCATTTTGTGGATAGATTACTTCTAAGTTACAAAATGCCGAACCATCCTTAAATATACTTTTCTTTTCGGCTTCACCCAATCCATTAATAGCAGTTGATAAATCTCTCATTGCGAAATTATATGCATCACTCAATGCACCTCTTCCTCCAAATTTAGATGCTAACGCACTCATATCTAAAGCGTTTGCTCCACCATTTGCTAAATGTGATTTATTACGAGCTGCAATTAATTTACCATTTTTCCAACTGATTGCTAATGCCTGTCCATCGGTTTTTTCTCTAACAACTCCCAACTTACCATCTAAAGCGTTATTGATAATTTTTTTCAAATCACCAAATGTAAGGTTCATTGAAATATCAAATGGATGATTCATATGACCATATGCTCCACCTTCTGTAATTAAATCATTAGATGAATTTATTGATTCGTAAATATGTCCATTAAGTCTACCAAAATCTCTTAAAAGAATTCCAGCTGCAGCGTTTGCTTCGTTTTCTACATCAGAACCAGTTGCTCCATCTTCAGGTCCACCAATATATCCACCCTGTCTTTGTTTAAGATGAACCAATTCGTGTGCCAATGTTCTTAAAATATCAGGAATACTTCTATTGGTAACATATACGAATATATCATTATTAACCGGGTCATACCCACCATATGATTTAAAAGTTGTGGCAAATCCACCATCTGTTACTAATTTAATATTAAATGGTAAACTGATTAAACTTAATCTATCTTTTGCAAATTTTATAAATTCACCTATAATTCTACCTTTACTTTTTGGTTGAGTTGGAGATTCTTCTTTTAATACCTTTTCGTATCCAAAATCTTCTTTATCCTTTCTATTAGTTTGATATCCCGGAACTAACTTTCTATTATCATCATTATCGTATGTATCTAGTTCGGCATCATATCCCATATCAGGTGCTCCTAATGATGTTTTATGGTGTTTCATAAAATCAACTTCCGCATCATTATCGGCTCTATATGTAGATGCTTGATGTGCTTCATTAAATGCAGATGGTGTTTTTATTTTTACCCAACCACCATGTCTAAATAATCTAGCTGGTATTGGTAAAGTAGAGCCAATTGGTAATTTATGCTGATACTTTTTATCTATACCAATTACTTTAGTAACGAAATCTCTATTTTTATTATCTGCTCCAATTAATTCAACTTCAACATCAACAACTTCACCACCTATTTTCATTTTACCTTTGAAAAATCCTTTTTGAATTTCACTTAGAGTTCTAAATGTTGTAGCTTGCTTACCATTAATCGTTGGCATTCCGTGGTCATCTTTTCCTATATCCTTAACTTGTACTTTCTTATTTTTGAATTTACCCATTAAGATAGTATCCCCATTATCTACATCCACACTAACATCTTCTTTAACCAAATCGCCAAAGTTTTTTCCGTGCTTATATGATTTTATAGAATCTAATAATTGTTCATCCGACATTTCGAATGTTTCCATTTTTTCTGCCATCTTATTAATAAAGTTCTGAATAAACTTATCGTTATTCATTTCTTCTTCTTTAATAAGAGAACGTATTTCTAATAATCCCATAGTAGCGCCTGCTAATCCAGCTCCACCAACTGCTGCTTGTGTACCACCCATTCCCATAGATTCCAATGCAACGTGTTTAATAGCATCTTTACCTAAGTGAGCCGCAAATCCACCTACTCCGTGAGTAAATGCTCCAACTGCGCCTTTTCCAGCGGCGGCAACTGCTCCACCCAAACTAGAACCTCCTGCTAATGCTTTTGCACCATATGCTAACCCACTACCCAATGCAACACTACCAACTAACAAAGCTATATCGGTAGCAAAATGCTTCATATTACTTATCTGCTTCTTACGAGTTTCATCCGAATATTCCCATTCACCCGTTTCTTTATTTTTAGTAGAACCAATTTTTTGTCCATTCGCCAAAGCCTTAACACCATCATATGCTCCACTAACCATTTCAGCTTTATGTTGAAGAGTATATCCGATTGCTTTAACAACTTTTGTATTTGCTAATTTTTTAACACCATCTTTTAAAGAGTTCATAAACTTAGAACCTTGTTTGTGTTCTCCATTTTGGATAAACTCCTGCTCTTCTTTATTTAAATCTTTAACTTCATTATCTAAAGCAGATTTTAATTCCTGAGCCTTTCTTTCTTTTGAAACTCTATCTTCTGCTGATGATTTTAATTCTACTCCACTCAATTTTTGAGGATTTGGCGCTTCTACCCCATTTTCATCTCCACCGGTTTGCTTATCAATTTTACCTTGCGCAGTTTGGTCTTTCTTAACAGGTTGTCCAGGTGCAGCTGGCTTTGCCGATTGTGTTGCTGCTTTACCTTTTGGCTCGTTATCCGGTGCATCATTCGGTCCAACTAATTTGGAAGCCTGAATATGTGCTTCGTGGTCTTTTGGTAATCTTAACGCACCTCTTACGGTAATTTTCTTCTTCTTACCATCAGCTGCGGTATAATCGATTTCCTTATCCATTAATGGATTTGGTTCTTCTTCTAAAAAATACTCATCTATAAAACTATCAGCTTCAAATACTAATTTTGCAATTTGTTCAGCTATTGGGTCGTACACATAAGAATCATCGGTAGTAGCTACCGAGCGGATATCATTATTTTTCTTTTGTATTTTCTTAACATCTTCTTTCGATGGATAACCTTTTATAAGTTCCTCTTTAATCAATTTGTTAGTTATCATTTTAAAAATTTCTTTATCGAATTTTGGATATGCTTTTAAGAATAATTTCTCAGCATCATTTGAGCTTAACCATTTTCTTACATCAGTTCCACTAATTGGATTTGATTCGGATGGTATAATATAAGTATAACCAATTTCATCGTAACCATAGCCGGATTTACCATTGTATGGTTTAAAATATTTTCCTTGCAACCTACTAGCATCTTTATCACCAACAGCGGCAATATATGCGGTTGTTTTACCATCAAATTTAGAAAGTATTTCTTTTGGAGAATATGGGTTTGCTACTTGAACTATTTTGCTTGGAGGAATTCCAAACATTTTACCCATTATTATAACTTTTTCTTTAAAATTAAAAGGAGATTTACCCCCATCGCTTTTATCCGATGTGCCGATATAAACATTATTAGAGCCAAATTTTGACACTAATTTTTCATATGCGGCATAATGTCCCTTATGGAAAGGTTGAAATCTGCCCGAATATACTACTATCGTTCTTTTAATTTGAGGTTTATCCACTATACTACATTTTCTATATAAATATCGTTTTATTCAACTTTAGAAACTTTTGTAGATAAATGGGTCTCTTTTTTTAAGTTCTTCTAATTTTTTCTTAAATCTTTGTTTTCTTTTTCGTTCTTCATACAATTTTACAAAGAAAGAAATTATTGGCCAATTTTTCATAATAATAATTTTAATTTTAATTTTGCTTCATCTAATCCCATTGCTTTATCATCTATAAGTAAATCGTAATGTATTTTACCCATATATAATCCGTTATGCTTTACACCCCATTTTTCCAAACTATTCAACGTTATATCATATAACTTTGTGTATATTTGACTAACATCTCCATTTAAGGTATGCATGCCTCTTGCTGTATAAATATATATAGTGTGCCCTTTATCGTATAATGAATTAGATAAATCTATCATTTCTTGTATTGGTTCACAATAATGATATTTATCTATTCCTAATGATTCTTTATCTTTTGGACGAGTACATAATGTATCATCTAAATCAAATGCTAATATTTTTTTATTGTACATTATGGTAAGTTATTTAATTTATTTTGTATTTGTTCTTTTATAATTGAATCAATATTTGGTAATTCATATAAATCATAACAATAGTGTCCGCATACTTGTATCAATTTATGTTTATCATTTACATCGAAATCATCTTTAACCCATCTTTTCCATTTATTCGAATCCAAACAAATTTGATAAAATTCATTAATTTGAATCTCATTCATATGTTTTAAATAAGTTAATGTTTGTATTTGTGCAATTTCAGGACCAATGTTCAAACTATCAACTCCGTTATTAAATCGTAGTTCTAATTCTGCATTTGTTAAATAATCCCCATTATGTTCTTTGGTTTTTTTATCAAATTTCTTACATACTGAAACCATTGATTTTAATCTTTCTAAATCAAATTTTCCACTATTTTTCATATTAACCAAATCCAAACCAACTCCCGATTGAATTACTACGAATTCTATATTGGCGAAAACTTCTTCTTTTAAATTTGAACTTAAAAATTCTAATATATTATTTAATTCGGAATGTTCAATTTTTATAATAGCTTCTTCGGTAAAGATTTCATATTTCATATTTGGATTCATCATATACAAATAGTTCATTACATCAAATGTTTGAGCTATTCCAATTGATTTAGTATTGCCCGTAATTTTCCAAGGGTCAATATGAATTATATCAAAATATTTTGTATCGTTTTTATATGAAATATATCCATCATCATCGGATTTGCCTTGGTTTGGACCGGAGTGGTCTCTTTCCAATATAATATTACTTTTGCTTCGAACGTAGTTATAAAATGAATCAGTATCCCATCCATTTACATATCCACCATCGTAATCAATTTGTCTTCGTGTTGGTAATAATCCAAATCTATCAGATTGTAATTCTATTACAGAATCCACAATTTGCTTAGACATTGGACATATAAAATATTTAGGAGTTTTCATAGTCTATACCTGTGTATATTTTGAATTGATGTTTTGCTTGTTCTCTATGTAACATAGTTCCACTTTCGGTTTCAACTAAGCAATCTATATATGTGTTAGTTGAATCCAATATCATTGTAAGAGGAGTACAATTAAAAATGAATTTATCTTTCAAAGTATATAATGTATCCCAATTACTTCTAATAATATTTTCAACATTTAATCCCAATTCATTAGCAGCCACCTTTACTGATGAGGCTAATCCGCCATTTCCTAAAACATATAAAGTATCAAATTCTTTATTATAATGATTTATAAGTTTTAAAGCGGCGTAATAATCGGTATTATATCCAACCATTTTATCGGAAGTCATTAAAACAGTATTAATATTACCAACCTTCTTTGCAGCTTCATCTACTTCATCCATTAAACTAAATGCAGTGACTTTAAATGGCATTGAAATTGCACAACCTGAAAATCCTAAGTATTGTGCGGATATAAGTGCTTTTGATATATTATTTACGGAAAATGATTTATATACTGAATTTATGCCGTGTTTTTCGAATGCGGTATTAAAAAATTTACATCCCATACTTCCAGCTCTTTCACTTAGAGAACCATATATTTTAGTATCTCTATTTATTGTAATCATATAGCATTTCTATTGATTTAAACCATAACATATTTCCAAATTTACCATCATGCAATGGTGACATATTTAAGAATATAATGGCGGTTAGTAATTTAACTTTGTTTAAATCGAACCCATTAGTAATTATCCATTCTTCGTAAATATCTTTAAATTTTGCCAAATCTTCAGATACCTCATATGAATATTTTACAGAATAATCACCTTGAACAAATTCGATGTTGTCATCGTTTTTCATTTTATTGTATGGTATAATACATCCTCCATACATTTTTGCCAAATCGTAGTAAATATCGCCAGCTAGCGTATATCCGCCAAATGATTCTCTCCAATCAATATATGTAAATTTATTTTGTCTAAAATTATACACAATATTATCAAATTGTAAATCACCGTGAAATACTGTATAAAATGGATTAGTATTAAATTGTTTAAAATCTATTTTAGAAAATATAGATTCCATAGATGGATAATCTTTACCATTTATATTATGCTTAGATATGTAGTAACTCATGTCACTCTTATCTATAAATAATTTCAAACGTTCATTTGTTTTATCTATATAGAATTTCTCAATATGCTCTACTGAATTTGATGTTTGTGTTGCTATATTAGATTTTAATTCTTCTAAAAACTTAACATATACATCAGCCTCATCAATTGCATATAATGTATCTCCATCTTGCCACTTATATGATATGAAATTATTGGTATATTTAAAATTATCAGGTATTTTATTTACTAATTTTTCAGCTCTAATAATTCTATTATCTAAAACTGAACGATTTGGTGTGAATTTTATAAACGTATTACCTTCTTTATATGTTATTTCGGAATTATCTTTTTGTAAAGAAAGTGGAGTATCGTTTAAGTATTCTTTCGTTTTACTTAAATCATCTAAATTGCCGGTATCAAGCCATTTTAATTTTTTTGCTTTAAAGGTAGGATAGTTCGATGGAATTTTAAATGCGGATACTATTTCACCATCTACGATATTATCTTCCAATTGCTTCCAAAATACTCCATAATCCCATATTCCAGCCAATCCTATAAATGCCATATCATATCCATTTTCATTCTTATTAGAATATCCAATGATATCATTTCCATTTAATTCTACAGTAGAATATTTTTCGGGATACGATGTAGATTGAATACCCAACCAATTACCATCTAAATGTGGCATGGGAGAGTCTATTAAACAATCGCACGTTGCTATATAAAATGGTCTTTGTAAATATGATTTACATTTTAATGCGGAATAGCCTGGACCTGAATTAACTCCATCTATATTATCAATTTCTACAAAAGTAAATTTATGAGTTGGAAATGCCAGTTCACAATACTCTTTAATAGAATCTCCTTTATACCCAATTGCTATAACAAATTCATATTCGTTTGGAAACTTATCAATTATATGTGAAATAATTGCACGATTATTGATTGGTAATAAGGCTTTATTGATTTCTTTGGTTAGATTTCCCAATCGAGTTCCCAATCCAGCTGCTAATATTAGTACGGCTGGCGTTTGGTGTTCTCCTGCGATTTTACCATCTGCTCTAGCAAATTCATCGTTGATACGGATAACATCATCCACTTCGGGAGTTGATACTTCTTGTAAGATAATATCGGTTAGTGCGATAACTCTATGCTTTTTAGGCGGAGTTACATTAAAATATTCACCCGCTTTCATAATCTTCTTTTCAACTACACCTTCATCATTTTCTAACCATACTTCAGCTTCGCCTGAAATAATAAAGTTAGTTTCTTTTTTAAAATTATGATATTGATAAGACGTTTTATATCCGGCGTTGATGTATATTCTTTTGTAACAATATGCATCATTTAATTCTAACCATTCTTCCTTTCCCCAAGGCTTTATAACTGTTTTCATAACTTAATTAAATATAATTATTCGTAAATATACATTATTTTTTACAATTTTCCAAATGAAATCGTAAAGATTTTATTAAAAAAGACCACTTTATGGGTGGTCTTTTAAATAAATTTTAAAATACATAATTAATTATTCAATCCACAATAAGCTCTAACCTCATCATTTAGAAATAATGGATTCATTGGAAATTGAATACTAATACCGTGGCTATCTTTATCTGCATCGTGATAATCTCTAGCATTGAAAGCCGTTGCTTTACCATCGATTGGATATATTGTATCGGTAACATTATCGTATATAAATAATGTTTTTTCAGGTGATATAATTAAATGTAATTTATAAGTATTTTTAATATATTCATCATAATCATCTCCTTGCTCTGCTTTAATAACTGCTGCAAAATCTAAATCTAATCCATTGTAAATAGGATTCACATCTTCTTCTCTTTCAACAATTTTAAATCCTTCTTTTTCTAACAATAAATCATGTATCGAATTATCTAATAGTTCTTTATAATTTAATGGTAAAGAATTTACAGCGGTTAGCTTATCTAAATTAGGTTGCCAATCCTGATGTAGTAATACTATGTTTGCATCTTTTGGTGAATATCTAATATTGAATGGTACACCATCTTTACAGAATAATTTAATATATTCCATAGTCAATGGTAATGCTTCTTTTTGTCTATTTTGGAATTCTTCATCTATATTCCAATCAAATCCATTATATCCCACAAATACTTCAGCTCCTTCAGTATCTTGCTTAACTTTATAAGCCTCCATTTCTTCTAATGCAGCTTGTAATTTACTTTCATCAATAAATCTTTCCAATGAAATAAATGGAACGTTTTTTCCGTTTTCAATTAATCCTATCATAATTTTAGTTTTGTTTGGTTGAACATATGTTCTCTAATAAATATAAAATTATTTACAAAGTATATATTTATTTAAAAAGATTATCAATGAGTTACACCAACAATAAGTGGGATGAGTTCGTAGTAACTCCATCTAAAAAATTTGGATACGAAGTTCCAATGTATCAGCCATCTGTATTTAGAGAATATAGAGGTGAAATTTTTACAACCTTCCATTCAGAAGAACATCCGGCAATGAATCAGCTAAACTATGATAAAGAACAACTCTCGATTCATAGTAGATTTTCACGTTCCTACAAAGGCGTATTAAGAGGATTGCATGGCGATGATAAGACTTGGAAATTGGTACAAGCAATTGTTGGTGATATTTATTTAGTAGTATTGGATATGAGAGAAACCAGCCCTACGTTTGGTGATTGGGAATCATTTATCATATCCGAACGAACTCGTAATCAAATATTAGTTCCACCTGGATTTGTAAATGGTCACTATGCGTTGACTGATTGTATGTTTCATTATACATTATTATATAATGGTTCATATGTAGATTCTCCACAACATAATGTAGTTAAATGGAATGACCCGGAATATCAAATAGAATGGCCTACAAATAATCCAATACTTCAAGCGAAAGACAAATGATTAATTATTTAAAAAGGTATCCAATTGTGAGGGAATCGCAATATACAAAAGATGATTTAATAAAATTTGAAAGATTAATAGCAGACCATTGGGAAGCGGGTAAGATTAAAGGACCTGTACATCTTAGTGGTGGCAATGAAAATGAGTTGATTGAAATAGGAAAACGAATATCAAAAGATGATTGGGTTTTTTCAACTTGGCGTTCTCATTATCATGCATTGATTAAAGGTATTGACCCACAATGGTTGGAGAATGAAATATTGGAGGGAAGGTCTATTACCATTGTAAATAAAGAACAAAAGTTTTATTCATCCGCAATAGTTGGTGCAATTATACCAATAGCAATTGGAGTTGCTATGGTTAATAGAATGGAAAACAAAAATGATAAAGTTTGGTGCTTCATAGGGGATATGGCATTTGAAACGGGTGGATTTTATGAAATGCACAAATATGCACAACGTTATGATTTACCAATTCAATTTGTAGTGGAAGATAATGGTGTATCAACAAATACTCCAACAGAAGAAACTTGGAACGGAATAAAACGAGATATACCAACTGATGTTATTTGGTATTCATATGAAAAACAGTGGCCGCACTACGGAACAGGAAAATGGGTAGTGTTTTAATTACAGGTATAGCGGGAATGGTTGGTTCTCATTTAGCCGATTTCTTATTAGAAAATACGGATTGGAAAATCTATGGCTTCTGCCGATGGAATGATAACTTAGAAAATATAGAACATCTATCGGATAGAATTAATAAAAAGGATAGAGTTGAATTAATATATGGCGATTTGAATGATTTAGCATCTATGATTAATGCTGTAAATATTTCAAAGCCTAATTATGTATTTCATTTGGCTGCTCAATCGTATCCACAAACTAGCTTTATAGCTCCAAATGAAACGTTGAATACCAATATATTGGGTACGACCAATTTATTAGAAGCATTAAAGAATTCGGATTATAAAGATTCTATAATTCACATTTGCTCATCATCGGAAGTGTTTGGTAAAGTTCCTAAAGATAAATTACCAATAGATGAAGAATGTAATTTTCACCCAGCTTCACCATATGCAATTTCAAAAGTTGGTACTGATTTAATTGGTAGATATTATGCGGAAGCATTTAATATGTGTGTAATGACAACTCGTATGTTTACCCATACTGGCCCAAGACGTGGTGATGTTTTTTCCGAATCAACATTTGCTAAACAAATTGCAATGATTGAAGAGGGTATGCAAGAACCTAAGATATATGTTGGAAATTTAGAATCACTTAGAACATATGCCGATGTTAGAGATGCAGTTAGAGCTTACTATATGTTAGTTACAATTAATCCGATTGGTGGCGAATACTATAATATAGGTGGTACATATACGTGTAAAATATCAGATATGCTTAATTATTTATTAAGTAAATCTACTACACAAAACATAGAAATAGTTACAGATATTAGTAGATTAAGACCTATTGATGCTGATTTACAAATACCAAACACAAATAAATTCAAATCTCATACAGGTTGGGAAGTAGAAATTCCATTTGAAAAAACAATGGATGATTTGTTAGAATATTGGAGAAATAAAATTAAATTAGGTAGAAAGTTTTTAAATAGATAATATGAGCACACCAGAATATACTCCATATAAAACAGCATTGATGAATTCTATGCATTTGTTGGGAGAAAAGCACGATACTATTTTTATAGGTCAGCAAGTTAAATGGCAAGGAAATCCAATGAGTACGACTATCCAAAGTGTACCAACCGATAAACTATACGAACTTCCGGTGATGGAAGAATCGCAAATGGGAATAAGTTTGGGTATGGCTATGGCTGGTAAATTCGTTATAACCTTTTATCCAAGATGGGATTTTCTTATATGTGCTACAAATCAATTAGTAAACCATGTTGATAAAATTGGTTTAATGAGTATGGGTAATTGGAAACCCAATATGATTATAAGAGTTGGCAAAGGTAGTGATAAACCTCTGGACCCAGGTTATCAACACAGAGGAAACTATTTTGAGGAATTCAAATCAATGTGTCCTAATATTCAATTTTATGATTTACTTAAACACGATGATATTGAATCGGTTTATAAGAATGCATATGAATTGGGTGGAATAAGTGTAATCGTAGAATACCCCGAATTATACTATATTAATTAATTTTATCTTTTACGAATTCGTAAAATGAATTAGCAAATTCTTTGTGCCAGTTTTCGCCAGGATGTTCGCAATCTCTACCCATTGAATCATTTTTATAGCAATTAATTGGTTCAAAAAATGTATTATAATTTATGGTAGATTTTAGATGTGGTTTTAATTCTTTAAATACATCATAGTAGTATCCAGCAATCGTATGATATACTTTTATATTATGAAGTTTTGCAATAGTTTCTACTAATGTATATGCTTCCCAAAATATCATTAAATCCTGATAATCATTTCTTAATTGGATAAATAATAAATCTTCATCATCATTTTTCCAAACAATATCGGTACTAACAGCCGGCCTAAATCCTCCTACTTTTTTAAATAAACCATAATCATTTATATAATCTCTTCTACTAAACCCAGGCCACATTATAAATACCACATCGGGAGTAAATTGAGATGAAACAAATTTGTGGAAAGTTTTTGCTATAAATGAAGTAGATACTCCATAATTTCCATAATTAAATAAAGTTCCTTTTCCAATTTTATTTCTTAATTGGGTTGGCCAAATATTTTCATTTTTAACACCAATACCCATAGTCCAAGAACAACCCAATGTTAGTATATTGAAATTGGATTTTTCTTCCAATGAATTAGAACGATAGCCGTGTTCATTCATATCATATATGATAGAGCCATCGTTAAATACATCCGTAGCTAATGTTTTTAATTTCTTATTTGTATATGATGTATTTACAAATACATCATTTGATAATATTAAGTCTACATCTTTCATATTGTGTGTCGTCTATTAATAATATTACTAAATTCTTTTATTAAATCTTCACCAAATATTTTAACTTTATTATAGTTTAATAACGTTCTATGATTATGTAATAATATATCTTCCATAGACCAATACCACTTATGCAATTCTTCTTTACTCATTTTACATAACTTATCAATTTCTTTTGTGATTAAATCGATTCGTTTAGCATTATCGGTTTCACCATCGTAACTCTCATCTATAAAACCTTCAAAAGTTTTAAATCCTAATTCTTTTAGTAATTTTAAAGCTCCTGGAAATGCTACAAATATAAATGGTTGAAAGTTTATTAATGGTTTAAATATTTTTTCAGTCAATGATTTACAATCTGTATGTATAAATGTTTCAAAGCATATCTCAAAATAAGAATCAATATGCGGTTTAAACTCATTATCAGTCCAAGCATTCACCATATTATAATCGGCATGTTGCTCACTTTTTAATAAATGCGGAGCTGTATCGTATATATTTTTTACTTTACCTAAATGTAAATCATGCAAATCATATGTTTCAATTAAATGCTGTAATGCTGATACATTATAACTCGTACTTTGTGCCAAAAATGACCAATCCCCATATTGTAATAAATCATCACTTGCCATTTTATATAAAACTGCTAATCTATGTTCTCTAGCATTTCTAATTTTCATTAAAAAATGATTATCTCTTAACGTATTTTTTGTATTATAAAAATCCGACTCATTCATACATACCCCATTATTTCTTTGCGTACAATCGTTATAATACCAAGAACTATGGTCTAAGCAAAAAGGTAAATTTCTAACTGCCAATTTTCTTTCCTTTTCGGTAAAATAGCTTTCATATAATTCTTTAGCATTGAAACTGTTTATTCCCATTATAATACTACCATCGGGTATACCACTACCATTTAAAGAAGTATGTATATCCATATAAGTAGCTTTATCTACGAACGGCTCCATAGAATAATCTATAAAAATTTTACATTTACCATGTAGAATTGATTCCATAGCTTTTTTAGAAATAAATTTCCAAAAATGCTCTCCTTGCATTTTTTTAGAATGGCCTGGATTAATTCCCGTAAATTCTCCCAATACTGCGTTGGGTTTTATTGGATATATAAATCCATTATTATTTCTTTGTATAAAATATAAAGCATTTTCACTATAATCTAATACACTACTATATACTTGTGCTTGATAAAAATATCCCGTTCCTGAATTTGGCATTGTTCCCATTTGACCATCAAACATATCTCCTAAAGAAATATATTGTTCAAATGCAGTAGCATTTTGTGCTTTCAAAGAATGCATTGATGTTAAATAATTTATAATACCCAATTCAGTCATAGTTGCATTTGGTAATATGAATGTTGGAAATACATAATCAAAAGCAAAATTAATTTTATGTTTCATATTAAAATGTTAAACTATTATATACACTATTGTATTTTTGAGCAAATTTGGTATTAAATGTTTTGGCTTGTTGTTTCATATTACCTTTTACATAAATAGATTCTGCATATTCATATCTTTGTTTTGATATTGGAGTATCGAATTCTGGAAACTTTTCTTTCATATATGTGTAATGTATAAACTGCGTTGGATGGCCATCTACATATCCTTCATCATCATAATAATAAAAATCATCAGGATATTTAAAATTTCTATGCTGCCACGTCATCATTGATTCCGAATCATCTAATAAATTTTCAAATTCTTTTTCCATTTGGATAGATAAATTATTATATAAT